GACCGTGAAGGTGATGCCCATCACCTTGGTATTATCCTTGGGGATGACGTTGTTGAACTCGATTTGCGTGAAAAACACATTACCGGCGCCCCCCAATATCACTTGGAGCGATTTGATGCCGCCGAGATTGCCCTGTGTGAGCGTCGCACTGATTGTGTAGTCGCGGTAGTAGTTGCCGTTCGTGTAGGTGAGAAAACTTCCAGCAGTCAAGTTGCCTGCGCTTCCGGATGGTTGCCCAGTGGTCGCCCCGATGGTGCTCGAATAGGCGGTTGGCGTATTGACGAGCGTCAGGAGAGCCGCGTTCGGCTGAATCGACAGCACCGTTCCAGCCTGCGCCGTGCGAGAGGTGTAGTTGTAGGAAACGCCGCCAATCGTCACCGAGCCCGTCGAGTCCGTCAGGTTCGGATACGCATTGAGCCGGTAGACGACCTGCAAAATCTCGGTTGCGAGGACGCTGATGGTTGTCGGCGAACCGCCGCCGTCCACGATCAGAGCTCGGCTGAATAGACTGGCTCCAGTCGCCGCCCAGCCCACCCCGACCTCGGCCATGTTTCCCACAACAGCGCCGAGCGCATATTCGTAGGTCGTCGTTGCCTGCGTCTGGTAGTTCGGAGCTCCCGCATTGGCATTCGTACTTGCGACAATGGAAGTCGTGCTTGCGGACTGCGAGACAAGTTGCGTGTCCGAATTGGCCGGGGCCGTGTTACCTGTGCCGATGCGGCAATACTGACCGACAGGCGCAGCCGCTCCGATGCGGTCCAGTCCGATGTTGGTGATCAGATTCGGCATCCAGTCGGTTTCATGCACGACATTGCGTTGCGCATCCAAGACACGGAAGCGGTATTCACCGCGGAAACTGGTTGTGATCATTCGAGTGTCCCAGAAAGAGGAATCGACAAGTCTGCGTCAAGCTCATCGGCCGGCCAGTTGGAATAGAGGATTAGCACCAGATCGAGCGTCCCGTTCAGCGGCGTCGACAGGTCGACGCTCAACTGTTCCGGGTCTGCCGTGTACGAGTGAAGCACGACATCCAGCGTACCGCTCTTTGGCGTCGAAAGGTCCGCGTTGAACTCGTCGGCCGGCCAGTTGTTATACGTATGCAGGACCGTATCCAACGTCCCGCTGACTGGCGTCGAAAGGTCCGCGTCGAATTCTTCCAGTGGCGGAATCCACAACTGTCCGACCATCGGAGATGACAGACCCGCAGTCATCGCGTCGTCCACGATCGGCGGATAGGGCCAACTCGTGTAGTAGATCGACGGGGGTCCGCTGAACTCCACTAGGCCTGGCACTGACTGCAGATACGCGCCCGTCTTGCCGCCCACCACCTCGTTCATGACGGGGAACAGGTTGACCGTCCGCTGAACGTCCGCCTTGCGCGTATTCAGGTGATACGAAGGGCCGACGAACGGGATCATCAGAGCCCTGCGATGAAGTCAGCCAGGACGTAGCGCCCATCTTCCCCGACAACGCGCGGAATCTTCAGTTGCGGCACCGTCAGGTTGTTGCGCTTGACCATACGCCGCGAGGCTTGCGCGATCTGCACGACCCGTTGAGAAGGCTGGACCTCGAAGCTTGGAGCGGCTTCCTCGGCCAGTGAGTACATGAACATGCGCTCATACCCAACCGGCAGGCTGTATTCAGTGGTCAAATCTGCAAAGTTGCCAACCGGAGTGCTCGTCACCAGATGCACCGAGCACGCGCCCTGCGGCCAGAAGTAGACGTTTCCGATGGGGTTTCCGCCATCCCAGAAGCAGACCACCGGCCAAGGGCCGGAGAGTGTCTTCATGACGATGCTGTTGTACGTATCGCGGTCGACCGGCTCGAGCGGATAGTCGATGTTCGAGATGCGGACGAACGATGACGTCTCGATGCGCTCCGGGCGTGCGATGTTGATCTGCTGGCCGGCGCCTATCGTCAGGGACGCGGTGTTCGCCGGCAACGAGACGACCGTCTCCGTCTGCGCGTAGGCGAACGTCGGCCCGAGCATCATCGCGTCGAGCAGCGTGTTGAGTAGCGACAGCATGTCGGTCGCGACCGTGCCATCGACATTCTGCCCGGCGCCGCGGATGCCCAGGAGGTCCAGGGCGCCGCGGATGATCTTGGTCGCTGCGGTCACTCTCACACCTTGGGCGGCCGACCGCGGCGCGGCTTGAGGACATCGGCGTCACCTTCATCGGTCGAGGAATCGCCCGGCTCGAGAATTGGCTTCTTCGCCTCGGTATCGTCGTCCACCCAGCCATTCTCCCGCATGGTTGCTTCTTCCTGCGGGGTGTAGGCGTGGTGAAAGCCATGGTCGGGATGCATCATGCGCTTCATCATTTTCCTTCAGGTCTGGAAGAATCCAGCGGGGCGTTCTTCCCATCTGGCTGAATAGACTCCGGTCACGGCATCCGTGTTGCTCAGGTTCAGCAGTCGCAGGTAATAGGTGGTGGCCGCCACGCCGCGCGCACTATCGGCATCCTGACCAACCGTGGCCGCTTGGGCGGAAATGGCGTTCACTTTGATGCGCAGCACATCAATTTCAGTGCCGCCACTATGCGTACCGCCCGCCGTGACGATGACCTGAGGCACATAGGCTGCATGACCCTGACTTTGACGCCGATTCACGCCTAAATCCATGGCGTTGGCAGCAAATATCGGAAGCGTCTCGCTGAAACTGCCGCCTTCAGTACCGCCAGCATAACTGCCAATTCGCAGCCAGCCACTATCGATATTGACCGCGAGCGCCATCAATATGATGTTGATCGGAACCACACCCTTTATCACATAGGTGGTTGAGGGTGCTATGTTGAGCTCCTTGAAGGTACGAAACTCGCGGCCCTCAAAAAAGCCCGTCTGCGCCACATCGACTCTCAGACGCTCAAAGCCGCACCGTTTGTCAGTGGTGTAGTGCAGGTCGTCTTGGTAACTCATGGTGGGGCCTCTACTGAGACAGCCCGCCACCATCCCAGCGGGAATGGGAGCGCCCCAGCCGAAGCCAGGGCGCCGCTGGTTTAGCTCGTGGCGAACGGCGTGGCCGCAGTGCCCGAGTTGATCAGCTGGCCCTCGATGGCCCACTGCGTCGTCGAGATCGCGGTGACCGTGTAGAAGTCACCGATGATGCCGCCCGTGGTCGTGCCATTGCTCGAGAGCGCGCGAATCGTCGTGCCATCCGCGCCGAATGCTTCGGCCGTGGTCGCCGCGTTGTTCACCAGCGAAACCGCGCCGAGCAAGAACTCGGTTGCGAGGTTCGTGATGACCTTGTGCGCGTTGCTCGTTCGAGAGACGGTCGTGAAGAACGAGAAGGTCAAGCCGGCAACCGGCGTGGGCAGCGTATACACAACGCCGGCCGCAGAGTCGAGGCAGCAGATTGCGCCGGACTCCTTCACCGTCAGGGTGCGCGTCGCGACGCCGTCGCTGATGATCTGCCGGGCCACGGCGCGGTGCATCGAGCCCCCGGGAGGGCCGTAGCTCAGCTGCTCGTAGTTTTGAAGAACGTTGGAAGCCATGATTGTTTCCTTGGAAAGGGTGTTGGAAGAAAGCGGCCGAAGCCGCCTTCATCAGCTCGTGATGCGGCAGGCCCACTCGGGGCGCAACGCGGCGAAGCCGTACAGGATGTCGATACGCATCAGCAACTCATCATTGCGGATGTCGCTCGCCTGCCAGACCCGCAGCGACAGCCCGTCCTGAACCCGGCGCACGCACTTGGCCGCGTCGTCCATGATCGGCAGGTCAGCCGTCACGAACTGGAACGCTTCCTTGTGGTACATCAGGTTCTGCACGTAGCTGGTGCTGGCCGCGCCGACGAAGGTCAGGGTCGCGCTGTTGAACGTCGCCGTCGTCAGCGTGCCGCCCGTGCTGGACACCACGTTCTTCTTCGGGCCGGTCATGTAGGTGGGCGGGCTGACCGTCACCGTGGAAGCGCCGATGGCCGTGATGGTGAACTGCTGCAGCGACGGGTAGGCCGCCTTGGTCTCCGGGTGGCAGGCATAAACGCCCGCAACCGTGAACACCTCGCCCACATTCACCGCCGTGACGGCCACCGTGGTGTGCATGTCCATCGTCGTGCCGCCGTCCGTCACCAGTGACGCCGCATCCAGCGTGCCGGTGACGTCGGACCCGTTGGTCAGGGTCCACATGCGATCGTTCTCGTACCAGTCCGCCATCGCAGTGCGGCCGATCATGCCTTCGCGGTACTGCTCCTTGATCTGGGTGGAGTCTTGGAACAGGCCCTTCAGGCCATTCACCAGGCCGCCCATCGTCACGGAATCGCACTGAATGTAGCGATTGCCGTCCTTCGGAGCGAGGAACTGGTTCAGCTTCGCGCGGGCCGCGCCCACCGCCACGAGGTCGGTCGGCGGGGTGCCGGCCGTGCCTGCGACGTTGTAGGTCGCCTTGGTCATCGCGGCGATGTAGTCGGACTCGATGCCCGACACCAGCACCGACATGGCCGGCTCGATGTATCGTGCGCTGATTTCATCGATCGACAGGGCCAACTCGGCAGAGTTGAACCGCATGTCGACGTGATCTTGCGTCGCCACCGTGATCGTGCCGGTGGTTTCGGCCTGATCCTGCACGTCCATCACCCGCGACCCGGTGGTGCGCGAGTACTGGTTCGGCTTGCGGACGCGGAGCGAGGCTCCGATCTTTGCGCCAGTCTTGGCATACGAATCGTCGTACTGGCGATCCGTGGTGCCGATGAACTGGCTTTTCTCGTGAGCGATGCGCAGGGCTTCGCGGGTCACCATGTCGATGGTGACAAGGCTGTTGGCCATGATGTTTCCTTGGGTGTGTCAACACCCAAGCCCTACCGCCGTGAGGCGATCTGTGATCGGCGCCACGCGGCAAACTGCTTGTCGGTCATCTCGGACGGGTCCGGATCACCTTTGGCATTGCCATTCAGTGGCTCGATGGGCTTGGGTGCCTTTGAACGCTTTTCCGGCGCTTTGCCGATCGATGCTTCGATCAGTGCCAGCTTCCGGGCCATTTGTCGTTCGGACAGCCCCGCCAGTTCGTCACGCACCTCGGGATTTCTCGCGAGGTGCACCATCAGTTCGGCGCGCATCTCCGGCTTGTCCACGTCGAGCAGAGCTCGGATGAACGGAGTCGGCTGGGCCTTGTTGTCGAGGAACGGAAGGTCTTCCGCCACCTCGGCCGCCAAGTCCTGGAATTCATCGAATGCCTTGCCAGCAGCCAGCATCTCTTTCGTTCTGCTGGCGACGGTCTCGGCTTCGCGCGCCGCTTGGGCTTTCGCCTCGGCACGCCGTTCGATTTCATCCTCGGGAAGGCGCCTGTCTGAGGGTTCGTCTGTCGGTTCTGTCCGCTGCTGCTCCTGCACGCGGGCGAGCTCGGCACGAAGTTGCGCGATGGTGTAATCGCGCTCGCCAAGTCCGCGGGTGCGGGAGTCGATTCGCCGCTGCAGCTTGCGAATGGTCTTGTCGCGCTCGTCTTGCGCGTCACCTTCGGGCTTCGATTCGGACGGTTCAGGGGTCTTGGTCTCCAACTCATCGAGTTGGTCAGACGCTGGGATTTGAGTCGCTGCGTCAGGTGCGACTTGGGGTTCAGTGTTCATCGCTTGGATGGGCAAGCCGTAAAGCCACGGCGAGAGGGCGTTAGGAGGCTGCTTCGGGAGCGGCCGGTTGAGGAACTTCGGGTTGAGGAACTGCCTGTTCTGGCGGCATTTCGGCCGGCATCTCAGGCGGCATCACTTGATCGTGCAGATCCGCATGCGCGTCGGTCATCGCGGCCAACTGGCCTTGAACCTGCATGTGCGCCTGGGCCAGCTGCGCCAGCATCGCATCGACTTCCTGCTGTCGCATGGACAGCGCTTCGATCTGCTGCACAGCATCCGGGGGCTGGATCGCGGCCAATGCGGTCATGCGCGCCGTCTCGGCCGCGTACTGCTGGGTGACCGCCTGCTGTTCCTTGATGTCGAGCTCGCGCTGTTTCTGCATCTCCTCGACTTGGGCCTGTTGACTCTGCTCGGCGTTCTCGTCGTTGGCCTGGTTCAACTCGGAGGCCAGCTTCTGGATCATCTCGCTCGCCTGCTTCAGCGATTGCTGCATCGAAGTCATCTGCTGCTTGACCTGCGGCGGGATGTTCGATTCTTCGTCGCCTTCGTCGTAGGCTTGCTGGACCGGAGGCGGCAGCAGCGCCAGGCAGATGCGCGCCACTTTGTCCGCTTCCGGCAGATCGGCCATCTTCACGAGCAGCGGCGCAAGGGCTGCGGCCAGCTGCGGATTGCCTTGTCCCAGCTGCGTCAGCCGGTCTTCCAGTTCCTCGCGCTGCGTGGCGTAGCTCGGCCCGGTCTTGACAACGATGCCGTACTCGCCGATGCCTGGATTGAAGGCGACGACATTGCCCTTCGCGTCCTGCTTGACCGGCTCCTTCATCTCCGGGTCAACCCGGACGAATGAACTCTTGTCCGCGTTCAGGCTCAGGATGCGGACATCGCGCGCCGTGTCGTTCAGCCGGATGTCCATGTCCACGACCACGCGGCCGACCTGCTCGAGGCTGCGGCGCAGGTTGTCATGGAAGTTGAACGTCGCATTGTCGCCTTCGACCTTATCGGCCTGCTTGGCTCGCCCGCTGACCGCGTTGGACTGCTGGCCGAGCGTGGACTTGTACATGCCCACCGCGGCTTGCATCTCGTTCAGGCCAAGGTTCGCCGCCTGCCCGTAAGCCACCGGGAACTGCGGAGGCGCCAGCCGGATCGGCGGCCCAATCGGATTGCCTTCGTCGTCGATGTCGTTGTACGGGACGTAGGCCGGGTTGCCGCTGTTCATGGCCTCCCAGTGCGCCTCGTACCCTTCAATCGACCGCCCTGGGGCCATGAACGGCGCCTTCGGCTGACTCAGCAGCGATTCCGCCAGGCTGGACATCTGGTAGTTGTGGAACCGCTGCCCGTCACGCAGACGTCGGGTCAGGCCGCAGACGTAGCGCTTGCCCTTGATCCTCAGGACGTGCCCGTAGACCGGGATCAAACCGATCCACTTGCTCGGGAAGTCAGTTTCCTCGAGGAAGTCGACGCCCGACATCGTGTAGTGCTTGACCTGGCGCTGAGTCGCGGTGTACGTGTCCCGCGGTTCCGGCTTTACGCCAGTCTTCTGGGCGTCTTCCCAGTACTCGTCTTCGGTCACCGAGTAGACGCCGCCATCAGGGCCGGCGATCTCAATCATGTTGACTTGGCTGGTCAGCACGCGCCAGTACTCACAGACGCGGATGCCTTCTTCCGTGAACCAGCCGATTTGCCGGTTGTCCTCGTCGGACTCGAACGCCGCCTGTTTCGCCTTCGGCCAGCGCCGCTTGAACGCGGCAGGACTCATCACCGTCTCGTTGAAGCCGAACATCGCATCCGAGCCGTCGAATTCCACGCTGTCGCCGTCGATGCAGGCAGCAAGTGGATCTTCACAGCCGTAGATGCGCGGCTCTTGGTAGTTCTTCTGCCCGTCGAGCACCTTCGGGGCGACCTTGATCCAGCCCAGGCCGATGCGGGCCGAGTACTCGAGACTCGTGTCGTAGGCGATCCCGGCACGAGACGCGTACTCGATGTGGCGCAGCCGGCCGTTCAGCTGCTGACTCACCAGCACATTGGCGCCCGAGTTCTCCGGGATCGTCTGGATGCTCGGCGTGTTGCGCCGGCCGTCGTTCACGACCTGCTGGATGAACTGGTTCGTGTTGTCCAGCGTCAGCGTCGGGCGCCCTTGCCGATCGGTAATGCTCTGACGCTCCCACTGCTTCGGATCGGCCGGGTTGGAGAACTCAAGATCCTCCTCCATGCGCATACGGTTCTCCCGCATGGCTTCGCGCGCATCCTTGTAGCGCTCGCGGGCCTGTTGGAAGTCGTCTTGGGGCATCTTTATCCAGCGAATTTTGGGGTGGACAACGGAATCTTCGGGCGTCTCTCCCGACCTGGCTCGCGAATGAACTCAAGCCCTCGGCCGATCAGGCTGAACACGTCGACTGCATCGTCGTGCTTGCCGGCAGGAAATCTCAACAACTGGCCGAGCACATCGCCCTTCCATGGCGCATTCTTGGGGAAGAACACCTTCCCCATGCTCGCCATGGCCTGGATGCTTCGCGCCCGAGTCGGCTTGTCAGCCACGCTCGGCAACCATTCAATCCTGCAGAACGCGTTGCGCTGCGTCATGCGGCTCATCATGAAAGGTTCAATGGCTCGGCGGATGGGCCCTGACTCGCCGAACCAACAATGTGGCTTGTGCGTTCCAATGAGGTCGCACTTGCGATCGATCCAGACATCGGCGGATTCCTGTCCGCGCCACCAGTCGAGCACGTACAGGTTCTTGTTGAAGTCGACACCAAACACGCCATGCTCGGTGAAGTCGCCGCCTTGGTCGGTCACGGCGTAGTCACTTGCGCCGTACTTGACTAGGTTTTCAGGCAGTTCCGCGTACTCGCCGAACCAACCTGCCTTGAAGTAGTCGCCGTCGTCCGGGATCGGATTCTGCTGATAGAGCGCATTCCAATCTCGCGCCGGCAGGACCGACCTGATCTGCTCGAGCCGCTCCATCGGATACCACTCGGGCCAGAGCGCCCTTTCACCCGTGATCGCCGGCAGGCTGAGGACATCCCATTGGTCGCCGCCGTCTTCCTGTTCGGCCAGCAACCGCCCGGACAAGTCATCGTCATGCCAGCGCGTATTGATCACGACAACCGCACCTCCAGGCATCAAGCGCGTGTAGGCGGTGCTCGTATACCAATCCCACACGGTCTTTCTCTGAATCTCGCTGTCCGCTTCCTTCCGATCCTTGAACGGATCGTCTATCAGCAGAACATCTGCACCGCGACCCGTGATTGCGGTCCCAACGCCAGCGGCAACATACATGCCGCCCGCATTCGTATGCCAGCGATTCGCCGCTTTTGAATCCTGCGCGAGTTCCACGGGAAATAGGTTGCGGAATTCTGGGCTGGCAACGATGTTTCTGACCTCGCGCCCGAAGTCGTTACTCAGGTCGCTGTTGTAACTGGCAGCGATGATTTGCCTGTCTGGATTCTGGCCCAGATACCAAGCTGGGAATCTCCGGCTTGCCAACTCGGATTTGCCGTGCCGCGGTGGCATGCAAATCATCAAACGCTTGATTTCTCCGCGACCAACCGCCTCCAGTTTCTCCGCTATCAGCGTATGGTGCGGCGCAGCACGATAGGCGCCGTTCGTGTAGTTCGTGAATGGCAACAGGCCCTGCCGCGCCCGTCTGCGCTCCAGAAGCTCAGCTGCCGCTTGATGCGGCAATACGGGCGAGTTCATCGTCCGACAGTTCGCGGCTCGAGGCGATGCGCCCGGAATGGTTCAGGTCCAGCTTGTCGCCGTAGACCTTCGGAAGCATCTTCGCCAGGATCCACTTACGGGTGTCGACCCGCAGTTTCGACCTGGCAACACGCTCCGCGTCAGTCCGCTCGTTCCCCTCGTCATCGATCCAGACGTCGCCTTTGCTGTCGTCGCTGATCTCGATGATCTCGTCCGCGAGCATCTGATATGCGCGCGCGCGCGCGATCGCGTAGTGTTCGGCGAACTCGGCCTTTTCCGGATCATCCAGCCAGCCAATCACCGTCGAAGGCGCCGGCATACCATCCGCTCGGCAAACCGCTCGCAGGCTCTTGCCTTCAGCCAGCCCCGCGCAGATGGCGTCTGCCACTTCCTGTGTGAACATCTGTGCATCCTGTGCAGTTCATGCGGTTCTCGCCGCAAGTCGGTTGAATTGTTCGGCGATCACCCAGCGCTTGATGGCTGCGGCGATCTTGGTCAGGCCGAACGGAGGATTGGTCACTTGCCGCTCAGTTTCTTGAGGGTCTGAGCGAAGCGGGCGCGCTGGCCGAGTTTGCCGGGAGCGTGAGCAGCCTTCGCCAGCTTGGCGGCCGGAATGGGCTTGCCGGGCTTGGCGCCGAGCTCTGCTCGGAGTGCGCCGGGTTTCTTGATCGCGCCTGCGATGAAGTTCTTCGCCATTGCGGCTCCTAGCGTAGTTGCGGCATGCCGTGGAACAGGCCGAGCGACTGGAGTACCCAGAGCACGACCAGCAGGATCACCAGAACCTGAATGACGCGTTTGATGGTCGCATCCATCGGCACGAGCTCGAGCAGATACAGGCCGACGCCGAGGAATACCAGGGTGACGATCAGGCTGATGATCATGTCGATTCCTGTTCTTCCTGCCTGACGGCGAGCAGCATGTCGGCCTTGGCGTTCATGCTGGCGACGCGCGGGAGGATCAGCAGGTCCAGCCGCGCGACAAGCCTCTCGACTGTCGATTGCAGCCGGTCGACCTTCGCGACCAGAAGCCCGATCTGCGTGGGCGTGACATCGCTGGCACGCCGGTTCGGCTCCTGCGTTTTTTCGTCGTCCATGTCACGGGCCTCCGGGTGTAAAGCGGCGTTCCAGGCAAATAAGGCATCCGTTGAGGGGGAGGAACCTCGCCTTGCTGGGGTGTCGCCTGGGGCCGTAGAAACTGATACAAATGTCCTAGATGAACATTTGGGGAAGGCTGCGCCATCGCTGCTGTGTCGTCTCTGGGACGAATCGAGCCGTGAGGCTGGCAGTGATCTGGTGCGGCTTGCGGGCCGAGAAGATGGGTCGCGCTGAATTTGCGCGAATATACCAGATCGATTATGTCTGTCGCAACAATCGATGCAAGCGGCGTGCCGCAGCATCGATCTTCGATTCCATTTCGGCGCCGATTCTCTCGGCAATCGCCTGTTCCTCGATTCTCCAGAACAGGGAGCGGCGCTTGCTGCCGTTGCAGGCTGCGCAGATGGTCTGCGGGGTTCCATACTCCCCGACTTGGCCCCGTCCGGTGCAAGATGGGCATTGAGGACTCAGCCAGTGATCCAGCAGCTTCGACGCGATCTCGTGCGCGTTGGCCTGGATTTCCTCGTCGTCGGTGCGCTTGAAGATCAATCCCATGAGGCGAATTCGGACGTTTCTGGCGCTTTTGAGGCGCTGCATCACATTCCTGGCTCCCGGCATGCAGCTGATCGCGTCGAACTCCGCCCGGAGCCGCAGAAGGCCGATCCCGAGCGTTTCCTCCACCCAGCCAGCCGCGATCAGGGTATCGAGGTCGCCATCCTCGAACCATCGGGTTGTCTCGAGGTGACTGCTGCCGATGGCCCGGCTGTAGGATTCTGCGATCGAACTCATTCTTTTGACCTCTGCTCAAACCACTTCCCATCGACACCACAAGCATTCTGATCCTTGCGTAGCCGAAGCGGCTCACCGCTATGCGCGTTATCTCGGAACATCATCGTTCCATTTTCCAGATTGAGCGTTAGCACGCCTGGATACCGGCATTTGCCTGGGACGTATGCATCAAACACATATCCCATCCCGACATAATTAGGCGCTATGTAGTGCTTGCAGTCTTTGCACAGTTTCATTCTTCCTCCTTCACAAGTTCCTTGCGCCCTGCCGCCTTGGCGATGCGCTGCATGCGCTGGACGTAGGCGGCTTCGATCTCCCGGCTTTCGTGCCGGCCGATTTCAACCCGTTGATCGTGGAGTTGGTGACATCCGACCTTGCCGAAGCGCGAGACGCAGAGCGGGAAACAGAGCAAATCGCTCGTTTTGATGCCCAGACCCTTCGACATATTCGGGTGCGCCGCTTGGCTCTGTCCCTCTGTTCCGCAGCCGAAACAAGGCTGAGCCGCGACGAATCTCCAATATGACTCGCTCCGAACCGGAGATTCTTTCTCGATCGGCATTACGAGCACTTCGCGCGTTTCCATGATTCTGACGCTGGCGACGCGGGATTTTGAGGGATTGGCTCCCTCATATTGCTTGCTGCGCGGCGGTGGTTTCTTCCACGTCATTGCGGGTTTACCTCGATTTCCAGCGCATATTCCTTCGGCTGGCCGCGCCGTTGCCCGTAAGCCCATTCGATTCTCGGATCGGCATCATCAGCGTTCAGCCAAAGCGCCACGCCATCGCGAGCATTCTTCAAGCCGGCCACGTTGTTATCAGTATCCAGCGTCCGAGGCGCGATTCTCGTCAGCGTAACCACGCAGGGAAGCACATACGATGCCCTAGCCGCCTTCAGCGCACAGTACGTATCGTGCTTGTGCTTCCCGGCTCGTTTCGAGCGCGCGCGCCACGATTCCCGCAGATTCGGCGTCGATTCGATCCGAATCGGAACGATGACTTTCACAGCTTCGGCCCGATCCGGTTGTCGCATTGGCCGGTCAGCCAGTCCAGATTTGGCATGACGTAGACCTGACGGTCAGGATGCCCAGGTTCGCGTCTCCGGCAATCGTTGCATTGCGGATGGAGCTCGGGAATCTTCACGCCTCCGCGATCCTGCGTCAGGGTCTGGCCGACGCAGCGGCTGAATTGGAAGCCTAGGGTCGTCATGCTGTTTCCTTCTGCGGCGGATAGAGCCCTGGCTCGCTCCATCTGACATCGCGCTCGGCCCCGTAGGCGTACAGGAACTCGATGAACTGTGCCGCCTCCTTCACGTAGAAGTCGCGGCTCTGGATGCCAAGTTGGATCATGCGCCGGCCGTCTTCACTCGGGATGAGCCGCCCGTCGTGGTGCAATGGGGTATTCGCCATGCGCATCTCGTAGGCGAACTCATCGATCATGATGCGCTTCATGTCGTCTGCATCCCAGCGCTTCCCGGCGTAAATGGTCTGCTCGGCGATATCTCCGACCATAGCGTGATACTTTTCCTCTTGGATGCGCTTTTTGGTCGGCTCGGTCAAGCGCATCATGTAGCCGTCCGGCGCTTCATCGATGTACCCGTGCGCAGTCTGACGCTGGCGCGGACCGACGAGGACCACGGTTTTCGCGCTCATGCCTGCCAAATCCACAGCGTAGGCGCCTTCCCAGGCCCGGGATCAACGCGCGGCGCCTGACCCTTCTTCAGCCGCCCGAGCCGCCACAGAGCCTTCAGCCAGCGCCTGGCCGATTGCTCGATCAGTCCGAGCTCCTGGCAGACTTCTTCAGTAGTCCTTGGCGCCTTGACGAGGAAATCGACCATGGCGGCAAAACGCTCGATATAGGGACCAGACTTTTTACTCATAGAACGCATCCCGCGTGCAGTTTGCGCTTTGCGCTTAAATAGACATCGTGTGCTTCTAACGCGGTTGGAAAAGTTCCGAGATAGATGCGCTTGTAGTTCAGTGTTATTTGTGCCAAAAAGCCATTGCCATTACGTGTGATTCCACGCAATCCATCGAGTCGCTTGGGACGCCTATTCTGCGCGTTCATTGCATTGCTTACGTCGCGCAGATTCACGATGCGGTTGTCATGACGCACTCCATTGATATGGTCGATTTGGCGGACCGGCCAAGCGCCTGTCATATAGAGCCACGCAAGTCGATGAGACAAATATTTCTTTTGGGCTACGCTGATATATTCATAGCCGGATGTCTTATGTCGCGATCCGGCGCGGGAGCCTTTGCTTCGTCCTCGCGCGCTTTTCTCCCAAAAGAAAAACCCAGTCTGATGGTCATAGCCAAGTAGCGACCGAACTTGGTCGGCGGTGAGCGGCTCGACTTGCGGGCCTTGTTTCATGCGCGCCCTTCGATGTCGATCACGTCCCTATCCATCGCGTCGAGTTCACGCTCGAGTCCAGAGCGCCACATATCGCGCTGGGC